ATGAATAGGAAAAAACCGGATAAGTGTTGTAAGCCAAATTGTTTTGAATGTCCGTACAAGGACTGCAGGTATGATGGAATAGATACAGTGGATTTTTCAGAAACGAATAATAGAGACTACGAGTTATACGAGGAATCCACTGGAAGAAAGTATCACAAAGGTCCTGATCCGACATATAGAATGGAGAGACAAAAGGCATATAACCGAGAAAATCCAGTAAAAAGAGATGTAACGGAATATAACAAAAAATATTATCAAACTCATAAAGAGTCGATTCTTTTAAGTGCAAAATCCAAATATAGCACAGAAAAAAATACCAGCAGATGTAAAGCATGGAGAAAGAAAAATATGGAACATAAACGTGAGTATGATAGACAAAGATATTTACGGAAAAAGGAGGAGATGGAACTTGCAAGGAAAGAAGCCATCTGAGTGGATTAATGAATTTGTTCATTTCTTAGAGGAATCAAAGAAGTTATATGAAATGGCAAAATCGAAATGTGAAGAGTTCGATTCGATCGAGCGATTGATTTATTGGTCTCACAAGTTTGAGCTTGCAAAGGATAAATCAGAGCGAAATAGACTTGCTACCGCCTATCAAAAGGAAAGGCGCGAACGAAGAAAGTATAAAGATGTTTGCGATCAATATAAAGCTGTTTATGGATTTATAAATAGCGACAACAACAAAAGCACATTAAAGAGAATGAAAGGTTTGATAGGAAATCAACGACAAAATGAGAAATATTTAGAGAGTGACAGATCTTATAAGGCAGGTGTGAAGAATGATACTACTGGAGGATAAAGGGCAGAAAAAAGGACAGCACAAAGATAAAAACATATACTGGACCGAACTAGGAATTGAAGTTACTCAGGTTCCGCTTCCAGTTGGAGATTATGTTCTTGCAGATAATAAAGTCATGGACGTGATTTTTCGTAAGGATAAGCGCGGAATACCGCTTAAGAAAATGGATTTTCTCGGTACATATGATGTGTGCGTTGATACTAAAAAAGACATTCAGGAGCTTGTAGGAAATGTTTGTGGCAAGCAACATGCAAGATTTCGAGATGAATGTATTTTGGCTCAAAATAACGGAATAAAACTTTATGTACTGGTACAGAATGTTGGCGGACCGGTAAAAGGAGCCAAGGATATTTACAACCAAACAATAACGAGCTTGGACGAGTTGAGCAGGTGGAAGAATCCGAGATTGTTTGTAATGATGAATTCAGATGAAATTATCGGACATTGGGAAAATGGAAAACCAAGATATAAGCGTATACAGAAGCATCCAAGCGCTACAAAGGGAGAGACATTAATGAAAGCCTGCAAAACGATGCAGGAGAAATACGGAGTAGAATTTGTGTTCTGCCATAATTCAGAGCAGGGCGCAAGAGTCTTAGAACTACTCGGTATGGAGGTATAGAAATTGGCAAGAAAGGTAAAGGAAGGCTTAGACTACTTTACGCTGGACTGCAACATGAATGATAAGATTAAGCTGATAGAAGCAGAGTTTGGAATTAAAGCGTTTGCGATAATCGTCAAGCTATATCAAAAGATATATTCAGAGCGTGGTTATTATTGTGAATGGAACGAAGATGTAGCACTTCTATTTATTGCCAGTCTTGGTGGTAATAGCGGTGTGAGTAAAAGTCTAATAGACGTCATATTGGCTGCTTCTATCCGCCGGGGTATTTTTTCGGAAGAACTTTATGAAAGATATGGAATACTGACATCGAAGAGGATTCAAGAGCAATACTTCGATGCAGTATCCAGAAGAGAAAAAGTTGAGGTCGAAAAAGAGTATCTCTTAGTTAAAGTTTGCAAAAATATGGTTATTGTAAGCAATAACTCAATAAATGTAGACAATAATGATTTAAATGTTGACAGAAATACACAGAGTAGAGAAGAGAAGAGTAGAGAAGAGAATATAGTATCTAAAGATACTATTCGTCAGACAGACGTCCAACGATGCGTAGAAGCTTGGAATAGTCTTTCAGATTGTGGAATTAAAAGTATCTCTAAGATGACAAGG